CACAATGGGTGTAGACGGCCGGGTGATCGTGCACATGAGGTCCGGCAGGTCGCCACCGGCCTGGATGGATGCCCACTTGGGGTCGAAATCAGCAAACGGAATGATGAAGCCATTTGTGATCTTGCGAATCGTGGCGATCGTGTCGCTCATGGGTGGCTCCGAGTACACGGCAGAAGCGGGGGGCTTGTGGCCCCCCGTCCTGTTAGCCCATGGCGAACCAGAGGAACGACTTGCTGGCGACCATGATGTCTTCGTCGATCGTGAACCCGTTGCCGACCACACCACCTTGTGAGTTGGTGTGCTCCGCAGGGGACGACACGATCAAGCCCGGGTCGGCGACACGCGAGACAGCCGAGTCACCCACCGCGCCGGCGCCGAGAACGGTGATGCCAGCCGCTTCGACTGCCGAGTTGGTGATGACGCCGGTTGAGCCGGTGGTCAGCAGCGCGCCCGGGTTGGTCAGCCCCACCATCCACTCGTACTGCAGCAGATCGGTGATGTTGATGACCCGGATGTAGCGCGGCTTGAAGCCGGTGTAGATGTTGTAGTCGGCAGCGGTGCCGGCATCGGTCGAGAACGAACCCGACGCGAAGTTGGCGACGCTGTTTTCTTGGCTCGTTGCTCCGAGAGTTACGACGGCTGCAGTCATGATATTTCCTTCGAAGTTTGGTGGTCAGGGGGCCGAAGCCCCCATCTCAGGTTGATTACGCCAGCGCCGTGACTTCGGCGCGGACCATGAACGCATCCTGAAGGATGACCGCTGCCTGCCACGCCTTCCAGCCCACCGAACCACGCTGACCCAACGGGTCACCAGCGGCCGGCTTCGGGTTGACGACCATCGGCGTCAGCGAGTCCCGTCCGCGCAGCGGAACGATGCCGAAGGCATCGCGCGCGAGGAAGAGCATCGGGTAGACGTCGTTGTTGCTGCCGCCGGTGGACCGCATTCCGTCCGTGCTGACCGCAGCGCCGGCATTCGGGAACGGCGTGAAAACGGTCGAAGTCAGATAGCGCACGCGCTCCACGGCTCCGATTTCGTTCTCGAACGGCGTGACCGTACCGTACTGCTTGGTCGGGATGAAGCCGGCCATCTTGCGCACGTCCGTCTCGCAATCCGGGTGAATCAGCGCGATGTACGCGGCCTCGACAGGCTCCGTGCGGAAGTTCGTGTTCGACGACACGACGCTCGTGATGAGTTTCGCATTCTGGCGGTTCAGCGCGGTCGTGATTTTGCGCTGGAGGTCCAGATTGATCGTCGTCTTCTGCTCCGCACGCGTCGGGCTGCCGTCGTCCGTGCCGTAGAACACGTTGGTGCCGGCCTTGAGGACGTTGTATCGGATCGCTTCGAACGTCTGAGCTGCCGACTCCGAAAGGATCTGCGTGGCTTCCGACAGAATCGGGTCTTCGTGCGTGTCTTCCACGACGTCCGAGATCTGGATGAAGTCGCCGTACTGGTTCAGCTGCACGACGTAGTCTTGGAACGCCAGCTTCAGGCCCTGCGGCGTGACGCCTTCGAGCAACGGCGTCAGGGACAGCGGGGTGAAGAAGGCGCTGGTGGCGACGCCGTCACCCGCCGAGCCGGTCGCGCCGGTCAGGAAGTAACGACGGAACTTAGCGTTGCGCGTGCTGTTCAGCGGGATCGGAAAACTCTGGCCGAACTTCTCGATGCACATGTAGGGCATCGCGCGCTTCAGGAGTTCCTTGACGACGTACGCTGCGGTGCGGGGCGAGATGTCGCCGTACTGGACGATATTTGCCATGATGATTCCTTCGAGTTAAGACCGGGTTAAGCAGTGGCCAGCGTGCTGAGATTGGTCGTCGCAGCTGCCGCGTTGCCCGTGGAGTAGTTGGTGTCGGTGACACCCGCATCCGCGTTGAGCTTCGCTGCCAGAACGTCGACTGCGGTTGCAAGGGCGCTTACCGCCGTACGCAAGTGCGTAAGATCGGTGATGACCGTCGCTTCCGTCGCGTCGAGATCCGTCTGTACTGCTGATGCATTGGTGCCGTTCGTCAGACAGTCGGAGCGAAGTTGTTCCATCGCGTCCTTCACGTCCAGCGGAGCGGTGCAGCCTTGAATGTACTTGGTGGTTGCCATGTGGATTCTCCGTTACCCTTTGGCCGCTTCCGGCTCTTCCCATGCGGCATCGAAATCGTTGGGATCGGCTACTTGCGGTTGGGTCGTGCGCTTCGAATCGACCACGGTCAGTTTGCCCGCCGCTTTCTTGGCTGCTGGTGACAGTTCGGTCTTAACGGGTGCTGCTGCCGGCGCCGCAGGTGCGGCAGCGACCGGATTCTGCTTCTTGTACTCCGCGACGAGCGAGTTCACTTCGTCGGGTGTACCAGATTCGAGTGTTGCTTTCGCCGCGCTCCGGAAAGCGAGCGGCAGCGTATCGGCCCACGCCACGACCTTGTCGCGGACGGTGTCGTAGTCGCTGTGCGCGCCGCGCAGTTCCTGCAGCGTCAGGTGCTCTTCGATCGCGTCGGCGGTGGCCTTGAAGCGATCGAGCACCGGGCCGTACGCCTGCCGGATCTCGGCGAAGACGTACTGCACTGCGTTGAACACGGCGGCCTTGGTGCGCACCTTCTCGGCTGCGGACACCTCGGGCCACTCCTTCTCATAGGCCGCAACGGTTTCGGCCTCTTCCTTCGCCATCTCGTACCACTTGATGGGTGGGGGAGCCGCCGCTTCCGCAGTTTCCGCCGGCTTCGCCGACGTGTCCTCGGGGTCAGCCGGGGCGGCTGCGGCGGGTTTCTTGGCCGCTTCGAGCGCGGCTTCCAGCTCGGCGATGCGCGCGGCAGACTTCTCTTCGGCTGTCGGCTCGACCGCAGCGGCGGGCTCCGTGGCCGGTTCCACAGCGGGCTCGGCAGCCGGCTCCACCACGGCAGCAACGGGCTCCGTGACTGGTTCCTTGGCCGGTTCCTTGGCCGGTTCCGTTTCCGCCTTGGCGGCGGGCGCCGGCACGGCAGCGTTATCCAGCTCGACGCCGTGCTCATCCAGCTTCGTGATCGCCTCGAAAACGGCGTCGAAGTCGTCAGCGGGAGCTGCGGCGGGTGTGGTCGGTGTGGTCGTTTGAGTAGTCATAGATGTGATTAGAAGGCAATTTTCAGCGTTTGTCAACAGGTGCAGTTCTTTGTAGCGGCTCGTTGATCCACTTCGCTACCTCTTTGAACGCGTGATAGCGGCCCTGCAGTTCGGGCAGCTCATCTTTTTCGCACCCCGCCATTGACTTCAGTGCCTTGTCCGTGAAGAGGTCGAGCATGCGGATGAGGGTGGCGACCACGGGCTCATTGCGCGCGGCGTGGATACGCAGCCGATACTCGACTTCTTGCGTTCGCGCCGGCGCCTGTTTCGCAACGGACGGATCATATTTCGGATCGCTGATGCTCACTTAGCTGCTCCTTGTGGTTTCGGTTTGTCTTTACCGCTCTTCAGGCGGAACCCTCGGGCGATCGGCTCGGGGATCTCGCCACCTTGGTGCGCGGCGTGCACATCGGCCGGCGTAACGCCGGATTCAAGGCCGTCTAGGATGGCGTTGTACTTCACCGCCTCGGCCTTGGCGCTCTTTTCGTCGGCGGACGCTGCGTTGGAATCAGCTGCCGTGAGCGACTTCACTGCGTCGGCCAAGAGCTTGCGCACCTCGGCCTTCATCAGTTCCTTCATCTGCGCTTCGTCGTCCACCTGCTTTTGCGCTTCGGCAGCTTCGGCGGCAGCAGCGGCGTCGTCATCCAGCAGCACATCGCTGATGTCCACGTCGCGTACGGCGAGACGCTCCTTAATCATCTTGTGCCAGTCGACGTACTTGCGCTCCTCGGGCTGGATTGTCTGCGCCGCTGCGTCCAGCGCCATGCCGCGCACTTCCTTGGCGATCAGCGAAGACGAGCCGCGCGCGATCACGGAAAAGTCGCCCTGCACTTCACGATTGGCGTTGAAGTGCTTGTTGAACAGCACCAGCGCGTTGATGACCGAGATGGTGAATGTGTCATAGTTGCGCACCACGTCCTTGAACGGGAGCGCGGCTTGGCCTTGGATCATCGACGCGCCGGCTGCTGTGCGGAACGGCTCGCTCGGACCCTTCTGCATGTCGCCGCCTGTGGCGGGATTGACGAACGTCTCTTGGTCAGCGAACGCCTGACACATCTCGATAACCTGTTTCAGCTCGGCGATGTGCGAGTCGAACTTGATTTCGCGCACGGCGGGCACGGCTGCCGTCGACAGATTGTCGTCGTCGCGATGCCAGATCTTGTACGGCTGGATGTCGCGCGTGTCGACATCAGGGCGCAGCAGCGCCATGTTGACTTCGACGTTCGGGCCACAGACGATTGACGAGTTGTCCATCAGCATCCGCGTTGCGGCAGCCATGTTCATCTGCGAGTCGCGCATGATGTTCGGCAGCCCGTTACCGATGAGGCTGGAGTCGTCCTCTTCGAAGATGAACGTGTGGTACATCTGCACGCGCTCGTCGGGCTCCAGCTCGGCCCACGGGCTCATGTTGCATTTGATGACGCGGTTATCGAGCGTCCACACCGACGCGTCGACCAGCTCGCCGTCGAAGTCGACCGGCACCTCGATGCCAGCGGCCCGCAGATCCAGCGTCGAAACGTAGCCGTCCCAAATGATGATTTCATACTTGGTGCTGGCCAGCACGTTGACATTGCTCTGCACGCCGATCGTGCGCAGCATCGTTTCGTGCGTGCGCTCCTTCCAGTTACCCTTCGGGGTCTGTGTCAGGTACTCCTTGATCTCATTGGCGTAGAAATCGGGCCGGTCCATGAGCGCGCGAAGCTGCGACTTGGAGAGCACCATGCGCTGAAACACGCCGTCCATCTGGTGCATGTGCTTGGCGGTCATGTCGGGGTAGTAATCCCATATCGGCACGAACTCCAGCTGCGGTCGGAACGCGGGAATCTCCTGCGCTTGATACTGGCCGCTGGCGTCAGGCGCCCACGTGCGCAGCGACTGCGGGCGCACGAACGGGCCTTTGAGCACGCCGGCGCCGTAGAGGATGCCGCTGAACAGCACCTTGCGGCACAATGCCACGTACGACAGGTTGCGGTTGCCCCCGACCTCGTCGAGCTGGTCCTCGATCTCGCGTTCCAGTCCCTTGGCACGCTCGGCTGCGAACGCCCGGATCGCTGACTCGATGATGGTGTCGTTGAGCGGCTTGCCCTGTGCGCCTTGCTGCGCACTCTGCAACACCGTCTGCAAGTCTTCCATCGACAGATTGGGCACCGGCGACGCGGTAAGCCCCCAGTTCTTCTCGGTCGTGGGGAACAGCAGGTTCATCAGTCGCGAGAGCATCGACACGCACTTGACCCGCGTCAGGCGCGGGTACGCCTTGCTGCGGTTCTCGTCCATGTTCTTCTTGACGTCGTTGTCGTATTCGCCGAGGAACTGCAACAGGTTGCGCTGCCACTTCAGCTCCTGCTGCTTGCGATGGTTCTCGTACGTCTTGAAGTCCTGCGCCAGCTTGGCGCCGAGCGCGCGGAGCTTGCCCATGTCGAGGGACACTGCCGGGGCCGCGCCGGAGACGTTCGATGAGCCGGACGTCGTCACGGGGGCCGGCGCAGGCATCGCCGCAACGGGAGGAGTGTAGATGCCCATGTCGTTTCCTATCGCACGTTGTATGCGTTACGGTACTGCGGCAGTGGCTTTTGGTCCTTGCGTCTCGCGGTGCGCTCACTGTCGACGAAAAAGTACTGGCAGAGGTAGGAGAAGCCATCACCCGGATGCGAATACGCGTTCTTCATGGGTTCTTCCCTGACATCGCCTTTGGTGTTCTGGCTATATCGCCAGCCTGACCTTAGTGCTCGTATCAGTATTCTACACGAAGGGTCAATACGGAGGGCAGCGCCCTCTTCAGTGATGCGCGTAGTGTAGTGCTCGATGGCGTCAATGCGGCCCGGCAGTTGGTTATTAGCAGTGGCCACTCGCACCTTGTAGCCGGCGTT